TTCGAGTGGTTCTGAGCCTAGGCGTTCGATGATGCCTAGCTCTTCTGTCATGAATGTTTCTAGTTGTTCTGTCATATTACTAATATCCTTTATTTTTTGATTAAAGTCAAACTAATTGCGAATCATTCCGCAATTAGCAAACCATTCCGGGATGAAGTGAACTCGTTTTGCATCCGGCATTCCTTGAGCCACTTTTCATACTCATTGATTTGTAGTTGGCAATTCTGCATCACATAAATGTTGTCCGTGTTACGGATCATCTCTCTGAGATCAAGTATCTCGGCTTTAACTTTGCGAATTCTTTCGATTGGGTCGTTGTATTTCATATACTTATAAACTAAGGGCAAAACCGGTGTGCGTCAAACTTTATTGCAATTATTTTACCCTATCGCTTCGACTAAGTTGCGTTCGTTTTCGTTTGTCATTTTGCTGTGAAGCACGCCATGAAGCAAGGTCTCAAGTTTACTTTCTAACTTCTTTGCATCGCAAGCAAACTCAATTTCGTTTCCGTCTTCACCTTCGACAAGGTTAATCTTTACGGCATCAACAAGAATGAAATCATCTTCTGCTCTAACTACTACGTCAGAGCAAATTCCGCCTTCGTAGTAACCCTTGCCTGTATCGAATGAGCAGAACACATTCACTACATTAGAGTCGACGTAATCGACTTGATCAATTTTTAAGTTATCTATTATCATTGTCTTATTCATATATATACAAGGTAAGGGAAAAAAGAGCTGATGTCAAACTTATTGGCAATTATTTTAAAGAAAATTAATCCGACCCCGGGGGTACTTTTTTGAATTTTTGCGAAGGTATGACTTTCTAAATAGCGGGGGGGGTGGGTATCTTCATTCTCAATTTTGAATATTATAACTTTATATAATTTACTAAATCAAAAAAAATCGGCGGGTAAAAAATCAAAAAAGGGTTTTTAAAAAAAATGGAAGAGGGATTAAAAAGAAAGTAAAAAATAAAACAATACAAATTTTATAATATTTTATAATAAATTATAGGAATTGAAACAAAAAAAATAAAAACTGGAATAATGTCTGGCATGGGTGAGGGGATCGTGTTGAGATTGGCGACAGAATATGCCGCCGAAAATAAGATTCTTGTGTATATAATTGTATTAAGGTATGAAAAAATTTGGAAAAAGTTACAATCAAAGAGGGTTGGGTTCAAATCCTGTTTATCAATTAGCAGGTGAAAGTGGTGCTAATGTTACAACCAGCGAAGCTTCACCGGCTAATCCATCTGATGGAGATTTATGGTTTAACGAAGTAACAGGCGAGCTCTATGTTTATATAGATAATACTGGATGGGTTCAAACTAATGGTGTCCCATGTGGAGAAGCACAAGCCGGAGAGCCCAACTATGGCGTAAGCACTGAAGACAAAATAATATCCACAAATGAAACATGGGAGGGCAACTTACAGGATAATAATCTTGGGGTTTTAAATTTTAGAAATTTGCAGATTAATGAAGGCTCAACATTGACAGTAACCAACGATTACGCTATTATTTTTGCGTCAGAAACTATAACCATAAATGGAAGTATTGAAATGTCGCGTTCGACAGGCACAAGCTCATTAAGCTCAACAATTACAGCTACCCCATATTCCAGCAGAAGAAGTAACCGATCTGCCCGTGGCAGACAATACCTTAACGTCAACACGATTTCCGCAAGCGCTGGTGGCGGTGGTGGTGGCGGGAGTGGAAATGGTAGTTGTGATGGTGGGACTCATGGTGACTCATGCCTTTTTCCCGACGGTACATCTAAACTTAACGGAGGTAGCGGCGGTTATGGGGGAGCTAACAGTGGCGGGGCTAGTGGTGGGCAAGGTGAAAATATGACGGCGGCAATACAGGCTGAATTTACAAATTATTTAAAAGAACATTATGCTTGGAATAAGTTTTCAAATACCCTGCAAAGCAATTTATTTTATCAAGAATATTTGGCTGTAGAAAAACCCGGACTTACCTCTTCTCTAGATATCCCTATACTTCTTGGAGGAAATGGTGGTGCAGGTGGTCTTGGCGATCCCTCAACTGCCGGTAATGGTGGTCTTGGAGGCGGAAACATAATATTGTTAGCTCCTAGAATAAGATTCGGAACAAACGGAATAATTTATGCAAGAGGAAGGGGCGGGGGCCGTGGTAGTTCGGGTCACTTTATGGGTGGACCAGGAGGAGGTGGTGGTGGTGGAATAATTTCACTAGTCAGCCCTGACTTAGTTATAGATACAGCAGTAAATTGCGATGTAAGCGGTGGAACTGGCGGCTATAATAGTAATGCTGGATGGTCCGGATCAAGAAACAGAGGTGGAAACGGAGGCGGCGGCATGGTGCTTATAATAGATTCTTAAACGATGAATACATACAAATTAGAAATACGATCAGTTTCAAGAGAACTAGATTATGAAGGCTTTCAAGATATTGCTAGATTAGTCAGATATACATTGCATGGATATAATGAACGTAAAGTACGAGTTAGTTGTGACGGAGAAATAACTCTACCACTACCCCAAAACAAAGAAAATTATATAACCTACTTTGAATTAACCAGAGAGCAAGTAGAATCCTGGACTTGGAGTGTTTTAAAAAACTCAAAAGAGTACGATGAGATAATTAAAAAAATAGATATCCATCTTAATGAAGCTGTTCTTAGTGCAGAATTACCTTGGGATTTAAAATAGAAACTGCAAAAAAAAAATGCCTAGCACGAGTTTTACCGCTCCATTGTAATATTCCACAGAATAACTGCTAATCAGAATATAAAACAGGATAGATTGATGAAAAAATACGGAAGATCTTATAATAATATAGGTGACTCAACAAACCCTATCTTTAAGACGACAGAGCAAAATAGACCCGCAGGAGAAGGAGAAATTGATAAACACAATAGAGGTTATGTAAATATAGGTTCAACAGAAAAACCGGTATTGCAGTTAGTTAAGTGTGCGGGTTCAAATAATGCTTACTGTGATCTGAAAATTAAATCATTTTTTAATTCTAACGATGAAACCATTACATACACCCTAGAGGGATCCGGAAAACAGCATATAGATTACTGGACTATAAACACTACCACTTTTGTTAGCACATGGCGCTCACGTTTTTATGATCTAGTTGGAGTGTGGCGAAACCTGCACGTCGAAACAGACTTGGTGCCATATATACCTGATGAATGGAGTCGTTACAGCAATAGAAGGTATGAGAGACATTATCAAATAACAAATCTAGATGAAATTTTGGCTTCAAGTGACTTATATTGGGATGTTGATGGTAAGTTTGTTCTCTGGGGAGAAACAGGGCCCGAGTTATCATATGCAGAGGCAATAGCTGAGATGGAAAATTATACTTTTCCATCAGAGTACGATGCCGAAACTGTGGTAGAAGGAATACAGGTAACACTGCCAATTTATGAAGTATCATCCAGTGGACGTAATCCATATAACCTTGAAGCAAAAGCCTATACAGCAGAAAATGAGCTTTTATGCTCAGCAAAATCAACCACAAGTCGAATATTATATAATATAACGATTGATGACTTAAGAGTATGGTACCCCTCTTGTCCAGATGCTTCAGAAAGATATATACAACTTTATGCCCTTGAATTCAAAGGGCCCAATAATCTATTGCAGGCAACCTTCTTTGGATACGTACATAATGATGGAGAATATTCTTGGGCCAGCGGTACACATCTCCTAGAAGACACCACCACTAGTGAATCAGGATATTTTTATGGTCATACATCGGTTGCTATGGGTCAGTTTAAGGCTTGGACTATTATTCCAGATGGTGAACATAATAAAACTTCGACGTTTGTGGGTTTTGCGCAAGGATGGGATGGTACAGAGCATAATTACCATATAGTCTCTCTCACCCTTGAATATGCAAATTTAATCGGTAATGCAGATGACTGGATACTGGAGACACCGCCTGGACCGAGGCCTGAGTATTATCGTCTTAGCGCCAGTCAACCACCAATGGGTTGGATTGGTGATGGAGTTGCAACAACCGATAGTGGTCATAAAACATTTCAGAAAGACTGCCGGATACGTACCGGAGGCGCCGCGGGCCAAGTAATAATAACAAAAAAATAAATATAATGGAACGTTTTGAACCACATACAGCAAAATCAACTCATCAAATAAAAATATCAGATGATAATGTTCATACATATGGTATTAGAGTCAATTTTGGAGAAGAAGTTTTCGTTGAGGCAACCTCATCGTATATTAACATCAATATTACTCAGCCCGGGACACTTACAGTGAAGGCTTACGATGAATTCGGCGAATACTTAGGGCACTCTGATAGTATGCAGGTAACTCCTTAATAGGTGTAGAATTTAAAATAGAAAATTTACAATTTAACAATTATTATATAATATAATGAAAGAACTAGACTTCACACAAGAAATCCGGGCTCAATTAGATGCTGAAGAGGGCAACACAGAAGAAATCTCTCAGGAATCCTGGGCGGCCGAAGAAAAAAAGCAAGTAATTAAATGCAAGACATAGGATATAGCGGTCAATATTTAGACAATAAAGAGTTTCGCGTTAAAATTCGGACGGGTTCAGATATACAAAACACCTTAAGCGATGCAGTTGCCGGAGAAATGCTTCTGGTAACAGGAGCAAGCCCCGCCGTTTATGTTTGCACTAAAACAGTCACAGGGCAAGATCCTGCAGAGGTCTACAAGATTGCTAATTTAACAGATATGGTTGCAGAGCCAAACCCACTAGAGAATATAGATACTGACGGCGACGGCGTTAACGACGCTTTGGATTACTGGTATAACGATAACCTTGAGGTCATTACAAAAGAGGAGTTGGATGCACTCACACTAAGTTCGTCAAATACTTCTGTTATTGCATGGGATACAATCAAGTGCACAACAACACCTGACTCCATGTTTCCAAACTCTCAAGGTATTGTATCCGGAGAGTATTATTTGCTTAGTGAAGATATGGGGGGGGGGATATGGCGAGTGTCAGATAGATCAAGTGCCCAGGTTAACGCGGACAATGTTATTATGCAGATTAGCCTGAGCGACCAGGGGGTTGTGTGGAAAAAAGTTATAAGACCATAATAAAAAGTTTATACATTATAAATAACTAACCCTCTCTTGAGGGTTTTTTTTGCGTGTATTATAAGTTATATGAAGCGCAAAACAATAGAAGATTACAAGGCGGATGCTCCTAGCATACCCACAAACACATGCCCATATATAGACTTTGCAAAAGATGTTATAAAGGAAGTCAGGGACGAAACAAACAATTACTTTATAGGAGAAAAGTTATTACTGCTTGAATCTTTATTAGAGTATATTAGGGAGAGCAATGACAGTTTAAGACAAGGCGGGGAATACTGGTACCGATCTTTTTTGAATAAGAAGTAAACGAGGTTATTGACCGTAACCGAATACAGGGTCAATGTCACTATAAACTATTGCCGGTATAGATGTAACTGTTTGCGAGCTGCTAATTTGTGTCAAAACCGCCCTTACGCTGGAATGCTCCTTATCAAATTCGATAGTTATTTGAGCTGATCCCGCACCACCCGCTAAGATTCCTAATCTTTCTGTTTCAGTGAATGCACCAAAATATCCAAACGTCAATTCTGCTTCCCCGTTATAACTCATGTCCGTTCCTAGGGAATCTTGTATGACCGAACCATTAGAGTCTACGAAGTCTAGCCTTAAGTTGTCATAGTTTCCGGCATTTATTTCATCTTTTACCCATGCATGTTCATTTGCCATTATGAATCGGCATGTGTATGTTGGAGACCCGCCTGAGTGCTGACCTGGTGTGTAATAGAAAATAATACTTCCATTTTGGTTGGGGTTGGTAGCCGAACTTGTAATTTTTTGCACGCCGTCAGAGGATATATTATGGTCTGGATCCCATCCTCCTCCTCCCTCAGCTGAATTATAAAGATCAACGGTCCAGGTGCTATTATCAGCGACCTCGACATTTGGAGTCAGGGTAACATCTTGAGCAGGCATTTGAAAGTTTAAGCTTGCATCAGTTGATCCATCTAAAGTTGGCCAATCAGAAGTCCAGGACAAGAAATTGTATTCTGGCTCTGTACCAGTGATCATTGTTATACCTGCGGTAACATCGGCTCCTTCTTGATAATTTTCTGGATTTAGCGGAATTACTTCTCCACCCGTCGCACCGTTAACGGTTAGGGTATATGTGGTCGATGGATTAATTGAGGCAATTAAATCAGTCAAAGTCACATGCAATGTTCGATTATAGCTGCCGTCCTCTCCGTCGTCCCTGGATATTGCAAATAAGTCACCTTGCTGTAGGCTAGATGTATTCGGTAGCTCGCTAATTTTTATGCCGTCTGGCTCTGGCTCTTCATCTTCCGAAGGTAAATCGCTTTGAACATCAAGGATACCGTCATCTATTTCGATATTATAAGAAGTATCTCGTGATAATGTGGGCAACGTTAAAATCTTGTTGTTTGTTGTATCGATAACAAGCTTCGAGACGACTGTTCCTGTTGAATCTTTGATGTCTATAGATTTTTCTAAGACCGCATCAGAAATATCTTCGCGGCCATAATCGTAGACCACATACTTACCCCATATAATATTGATTTTCATTATCCTTTAATAAATGCGAAGTAAATCTTTTTCTGGCCCGAGTCTGTGTTAAAGCGATACTTGTTGCTTCCTAAATTTCTGACTGAAACTGTAGATATGAGCCCCACGCTATTCTCGGCTGTAGCTAATACAGTTGCATTAGCAGAAGAAGGCACGGTAATGTCCACAAACATTACGCTTTGAGCGGAGCCCTTCTTCCATCTATTGCTTACTGTAGCATTTACTAAGGTATCACCTGACGGACCTAGTCCTACTACTCCATGGGCGATAATTTTAGAGCCAGAAGTTACAGGCGTTGCTATTGCCCCTGGGATATCAATAATAGTATACCTAGTATTATTGGATGCAATCGCATTCAAACTAGCAAAAGAATTGGTAATATCCGTACTAGAACCCTTTGGCCCATGAAAATTAGCGGAAGACACCCCTGGGGACTCGGTATCAAGACCGCTGCTCAAATCAAAAGTCTCGCTAAGTTCTGCGGAAAATCTGGCAAACTCTCTACCCATTTTTCTTTTTAGCGTTGATATCGGCTTCTAATTGAGCATAAACCGCATCGATTTCCCCATCTTTCATTAAGTCAGACGGAGCTTTACCATCAAATCCTACATGTGGGTTTTTGAGCCATTGTGTGGCCGCAAAAAAAGGCATTTTCTTAGATAATAAATTAAGTACGTCGTATTTTGATAAATTTCCCATATAATATATATATTATACACTAAACTTTGTGTAATTATATACAATCCTAACAAAAACACATGGGAAGAAAAAAAATTAATCAAGAAGAGATTGAAATCATTAACGATAACGCCTTTCAGCCTAAGATCCGAATTAAAGGATTGAAACTGAGTGAAAAACAAAAAAAATTTGTAGATATAGCATTAGATCCAGAATGCAAGATAATTTTTGTTTCTGGACCGGCCGGGTCCACTAAAACATACATGGCGGTCTTTGCTGCTCTTAAACAACTAAGGCAGGATGGCGAGCTCGACCTGCTTTATGTGAGGACAGCTATAGAGAGCGCGGAAAAAGGCCTTGGAGCCCTTCCTGGCACTATAGAAGACAAGTTTAATCCATACATGGCTCCATTAGAAGACAAGCTCGACGAGATGTTGCCAAAAACAACGACCATCAAGCAAGAGCTTATTAAAAGCGGAAGAGTTCAAGCAATGCCAATTAATTTCTTGCGAGGAGCGAGCTGGTTAAATAAAATCGTTATAGCTGATGAGTCACAAAACTTTACGTTCAGAGAGCTTGTTACATTAATTACTCGAATCGGTGAAGGCACAAAACTTTTTGTATGTGGCGACACAATGCAAAGCGACATCAACGGAAAGAGTGGTTTTAATGATATGATTAAAGTGTTTGATGATGATGAAAGCAAAGAAAAAGGAATTCACTGCTTTCGATTTAACGAGTCAGACATTTTTAGGAGTGAAATACTTAAATATATAGTTAAAAAATTAAAAAGTAAATAAATTAGTGTACTATTTTTTTGAATGATCGATTGGTCCACAATAATAGCATCTGTAATTACTGCACTGGCTACATTAACCAGTGTAATATTCGGGCATAGAATATTTAAAAATAGGAATCAAGCCTCCTGTGATTCTGACTGCAAAGACCCGGTCGTTAAAGACACTCTTCAAAGTAGGAACGTATACAAAGCATTAGAGTTCATTTTAACCGAGTTAGGTGGAGACAGAGCATATGTGATTGAGTTTCACAATGGAAATAGTTACTTATCAGGCAGGCATCAGCAGAAATTTAGCTGCACTCATGAGATTGTCACAGAAGGAACCAGTAGAGAATGTATCGAGATGCAAGAATATAAAGTATCAAACTACCATTCTTATATAAGCCATTTAATTGATGACGGAAAGTTTTTTAGTTTTGACTCCGACAAATTAGATGACCATGCATTTTCATCTCTTTTACACTCCAAGGGGGTTAAGTCAATCTTGAACGTACCAATCAAGACTCTTAGTGGCAACATTATAGGAATTCTCGGAGTAGACTATGTCAAGGTAAATATTGACCTAGTGAAGGTGCGGGAAAAATTTGGAGAAGAAGACTTCGAACTTTACTTACTTAAATTTATAAAAGCACAAGCAAGAGCGATAGGTGGATATTTAATATAAATAATTGATTTTTTTTTGCAGTCAATTATTATATAATAATATGCAACATATATATTGTACTGAATGCGGAGGCAAAGTCTCATACTCTGGGGCTAAGCCGAAATTTTGTTCTTCATGCGGCTCACCTATCGGAGGAGTGTTAACCAAGTCTAATACAAAGACAAAAGTGGACCTCAATAAAAAGACATCGCAATCTAAAGCTTCAGTGCCGTTAAAAGATGATGAAACAGACATTGACTATGTTCCAAGTATTGGGAAATTGAGTTATGATTTAGCTCACGAAGGATCAGGCAACAAAACTTACAAATTCGGAGATATTGTCAATGTCGAACCAGAGCAGAAACCCGGAAAATAATTCAAAAAAAGATACCTCGTCCAGCCCAGAAATTCAAACATACGAAGATCACTCAGACTTAATAGATCAAGAACTATCCAAAAGAAGGAAGAATTGGTTTTTGACATCAGTTGCCTGGGTTGACTTCGATGATGTTTGCCAGATCATTCGGGCTCATATCTTTAATAAATGGGACCAGTGGGACCAGTCTCGCCCCATCAAACCATGGATAAACAAAATCATCGCCAATCAGATGAAAAATATCCTAAGGAATCATTATAGTAATTATGCGAGGCCATGTTTAAATTGCCCATTTAATTCAGATTCAGAATATAATCTTTGCAGTTTTACCGCTTCTGGGGAGCAAGACTGCACATGCCCGCTATACAAAAAGTGGAGCAAGAGTAAGAAGAATGCATACAATATTAAAATAACATTATCTTTAGAGAATCACATAAATCAAATAGATGCAGGTTCAGATAATGTGCTGGGGACAGACATAGATGTAGCATCAGCAAAATTAATAAAAGAATTAAAGAAACAATTAAATTCTAGGCAGTTTCAGGCTTTTGAATTATTATTTATTAAAAACATGACAGATGAAGAGGTCGCTCATGAGATGGGTTTTAAGAGTACAGAGACAGGAAGAAAGGCCGGATACAAACAAATTAAAAACTTAAAAAAGACTTTAAAGGACAAAGCTGCTGCAATTTTAAACAAGAAAGGAATAGCATTTTTAGGCGATGACGAACTTAACTGACGAGCAAAAACAATTCATTAGAGACAACTTCAAGGAAACCCCTGACTTATTGGAGCTAACTCGCAAGTTATTTGATAATCCTGATATCGACGGAAGAAGTCGAGAAGGTAGATCTGTAAGAGAGTTTTTGGCAGAAGAAAACTTGGAATATCGAACTACAAAAAAAGATAAAGTGCCAGATATCCAGCTAAATGACCAGCAAAGGGAATTTATAAAGGCTCAGGCTCAAAACGGATTAAGCGCTTATCAAATTGCCGAAATACTTTTTCCTGACTCTAATGTTAGAAGGTTATGCAAAGAGCATCTAACCGTGCTTGAATTCTTGCGGCATTATGAACCCTCTTACGTTCATGACAGTGAGAGCGCAGTTAATAGGGTGTACAGTCCTCCCAAATTAAATATCACATGTCTCAAGAAAATAAACATGTATACAATGATAGACCTTCAGGAAGACAGGCTAACCCACGAGGAGGAGGATTGCATCAATGCTCTACTTAGGAGCCTCTCTGCCCCCCGCCTTATTCAAGTAATAAGCAACTATACAAACATGAAGGACAGGGAATTATTTGAAGCAGAGTTTATAAGGGCTACATGGGACAAACCAGACTTAACAAGTGATGAGATTAATTTATATATTAATGTTTGTGTTGATTATATTAATTTAAAAAATATTACTTATCATATCGAAAAGTTAAATACTATGTTTAATGAAGTCGAAGACCAACAGGACATGACTGTTAGATTAGCTGAAGTATTAAAATCAAAAACCGATGAATACGATAAATGCGAGAAGAGAATGGAGTCTCTCATTAAAAAACTCAACGGTGACCGTGCAGAGCGATTAAAGAACCGCAGACAAGACAATGCGACCATTATATCCCTCGTTAAAAACTTTCAGGCGGAATCTGAAAGAAGAAGAATGGTTGAAATAGCAGAGATGCAAAAAAAATTAGTTGACGAAGAGGTAACTAGACTTGATAATATGGAAAGCTGGAAAGCAAGAATATTAGGAATATCAAAAAACGATGCAGTATGAAAAAAATTGAATTATTAATAGGTGATTTTGAATATAGTCAAATTAAAGAGATTTTCGAAAACGAAAAAGACTTTGTACCGGTAAACGAAAAAGACTTTGTTATCATAAAGGCCTTAAAGCAAATCATTAACCCAAATAACTTAATAGAGAAAGATGTCGGCGGAAAAGTGGACACAGAACAAGTAATCTATAAAAAAGTTAAAGAACCTGAAGATAAATCATTAGACACAGGTAATGTAAATTTTAAATTATGACCACAGAAGACCAAAACCAAAAAATTATTCAATCTCTTGCTAATGCGACTTTTCAGTCACTAAACCTTAATGGACTTATCCATGCAGCGAAGTTTTACTGCATTAAAGAAGCGGAAGCTAAGTTTGAGGAATTAGACGACGAAACCAAAGGCAAGATTCTTACTGAACTCGAAGCACAAGAGAAGTCTCAAGCAGAAGCTGCCCAGGAATCGGCCTAATTTCTGGGGCCTACTCCTATTAAGTGTTTGGGCTTGTAGCGAATAAACTATGTCCCTAACCTGTAAGATATGCGGTAAGGCCTGCAAGAACAAGCAAGGCCTTCACTCTCATGTGTCCAGAGTACATAAGCTTACAATACCAGAATACTATATACAAGTATATCAGAAGAGAGATAAGCATACAGGAGAACTATTAGAGTTTAAAGACTTTACTGATTACTTTAATAGAGACTTTAAAAATATAAATAATTTTATAAGTTGGGCTAAAAATGCTAAAATTGAAGAAGTTCGGGGTTTGATGCTGAAACAGCTCAAAGCCCGTGTAACGGGCAAAGAACTGAAGTTTGCCCCTCCGCATCTTGAATTATGTCTCAATAAGATGCCTTCTATTGATATGTTTAGAGAGTATTTCGGGTCTTATTCTAAGGCCTGTGAAGAAGCTGGAGTTCCTCCTTTATATCCCAAGGGGTTAATGAAAGACTTTTTTGTTTCTAATCCAGAACTGGATGATGTAAAGATTATGATTGATACTCGTGAGCGAAAACCATTAGAGTTTAAGAAAAGTACAAGCTTGAAGTTAGACTTTGGTGATTATGCCGTGGGTGACCCTTATTATAACTATACTTATGTTGATCGAAAGGATGAAAGCGACTTCAAGAGCACATTAACCACGGGCTTCGAACGATTCAAACGAGAACTTGACCGTGCAAAACACTTTGATGCTTTTTTATTTGTTGTTGTAGAAGGCTCTATAGAATCAATTATAAATAATAATATATTATTTGGTTCTAGATCTAACTTGTCTTTTATTTGGCATAACATGAGAGTATTGTCTCACGAATATGCTGGTCGTTGTCAATTTATATTTACTGGTAAAAATGGTAAAAATTTATTTGACCAGCTCGACTCTGACTTTTATAATGAATATAATGAATTAAATGATTTATTAATTAATTTAAAAAAAGTCAAAAACGAAGACCGTGCCAGTAAAATTAGTAAAAAAATGTGGGTAATGAGAAAAAAGATATTTGAGCCGGCATACGAAAAGTATGTCGCAGATGCCCGAATCGAATCTCAAAACATCATACCTAAGTTATTAGTCTACGGAAAGAAACTATGGGAAACAGACCTCCAATACTTTATCGATAATCATGTCCTGGGAAGAAGGTAAATACTTAATTAAGAAAAATACTCCGAATGTAAATGAGGAGCTACTTAAAATAACAGGGCATCTTGAAGAGAAAGATGCCAAGTATCATTTACATAATTTCTTGCGAGAAAATATAACCTTTACTACCAACCTTATCGCTGGGGTGGATTTATTTCCATTTCAGCACCTTGCAATTAAATCAATGCTTGAAACGGATTATTTCCTGGGCATATGGAGTCGGGGTATGTCTAAGTCTTTCAGTACTGCCATATATGCATTTCTCGATGCTATATTTAATCAAGGAGTCCAAATAGGTATTATGGCGGCTACTTTCAGGCAGTCAAAAATGATATTTGAAAAAATCGAAGACATTGCCAATAAACCAGAGGCCCAGTTTTTAGCACAATGCATAACAAAAAAATCTAAAAAGAATGATCAATGGACATTAGAGATTGGGGAGTCCAGAATTATTGCATTACCATTGGGTGACGGATCAAAGCTTCGAGGTTTTAGGTTTCATAGGATTATTATTGACGAGTTTCTTTTAATGCCTGAGCATATATATAACGAAGTTATCTTGCCGTTCTTAAGTGTTGTTCAAAACCCTACCGAGCGTGAAAAGGTTAGAAAGCTTGAAGATGACCTTATAGCTCAAGGCAAAATGAAAGAGGAAGACAGATATCAATGGCCAAACAATAAATTAATAGCTTTATCTTCTGCTAGTTATAAATTCGAATACTTATATAAAGTATATGAAACTTTTGAAGATTTAATATTAAATGGCATGCCTGACAAAAGCTTAGATACTTCTAAGAGGGTTATTATGCATTTTAGCTATGATGTAGCTCCAAAAGCTCTTTATGATCAAAACTTGATTAATCAATCAAAGCAAACCATGAGTCAGTCTCAATTTGATAGGGAATTTAATGCTGTATTTACTGACGATAGTTCTGGGTATTTTAAGACCTCTACGATGGCTGAATGTACCGTGAAGGATGGAGAAGGCCCTCACCTAGAAATATCTGGAGATAGAGACTCTAAATACTTGCTTGCTTTTGACCCTAGTTGGGCAGAATCAGAAAGCTCTGATGACTTTGCTATACATGTGTTTAAACTAAATGATAATACCCAGACTGGAACATTGGTTCATAGCTATGCGATGCCTGGTTTAAAAATGCAAGATCATATTAATTATTTTCATTATTTATTAACACACTTTAATATAGTAGCAATTGTTGGTGACTATGGTGGGGGTGTTCAGTTTATGCAGGCCGCAAATGCTAGCGAGCAGTTTAATAAAAGCGGTATTAATATTAGCGAGATTACAGCTAACTTTGATGACTTAGAGAAATATCAAGATGTTTTATTGCAGGCCAAAAATCAATACAATATCAAGGACAAAAGAATATGTGTATTAAGGAAAGCCACATCCGACTGGATTCGAAGAGCAAACGAATTGTTACAGGCTAATTTTGACCATAAGAGAATATCATTTGGCTGCCGGGCATTGGATGAGAGTTACCATCAACAAGTAAAAGCAAAGGTACCTATTGACAACTTAACATTCCTGCCAAACCAAAAAGAAGTTTTAAAAAATGCTGGCGCCTCTAAGATTATAGATTTCCTTGACCACCAGTATGATATGGTTAATTATACAAAAAACCAATGTGCATTAATACAGGTATCTTCTTCTACACAGGGAACTCAAACATTTGGACTGCCCAGTAACTTGAGACGTCAAACAGGCCCAGGAAAGACAAGAAAAGATTCTTATTCTGCACTAGTATTAGGCAACTGGATGATTAAGACTTACTATGACTTTACGATGGCAAAAGCAGACCCAACCGCTGCGACATTTGCTCCGATGATGATTTAAAATAGAAAGTCAACTTTTAACTTTAAAGTAGACTTTCAATAACTTTGGTGTACTATTAAATATGCCAAGAAAATATGTAAAAAAGTCGGATTATTGGAACAATTTTAATACTGCAAATGGGGCCGGAGAAAGCCAGAACCCCCTGCCATTAAACAATGAGGAAGTAAAACCTTCAAGTGCTGGGGAAGCATATTATGCAGAGGCATCCTGCAGTAGGAATGTAAACCAACCTGGATGTGAAGACGGAACAAGAACAAGACGAAACTATATTTCGACAAATCAAAAACAAAATAAATATAAGAATATAGAAGACTGTCCACTTTCTTACAGCAATGAAAAGAATTATATTAGTCCTCGATCCTCAATATTGCTATGCCAAAAAGCTTATGCAAATATAGCGATCTTTAGAAATGCCATCGATGTAATGTCTGAGTTCTCAAATTCTGACGTATACCTAGAAGGGGGATCCGAGAAAGCAAGAAACTTTATAGAGAAATGGATGGATAGAATAGAAATATGGAAACTTAAAGATCAGTATTTTAGAGAATATTATAGGTCCGGCAATGTATTTATGTATAAGTTAAATGCTAAGTTCACTCCAGAAGACTTAGTAAAATTAAACAAAGTATATGCTGCTGAAAAAGAAGTATTACCTAATAGGAAAATTCCAGTTAAGTATGTATTCTTGAATCCTTATGATTTTGTAGCTGATAGGGTATTATCTTTTGATGCTCAAGATGGAGTATATAAGAAAATATTAAGTGAATACGATATTCAAAAGCTTAAGCACCCCCAAACAGAGTACGACCAGGAAGTATTTGATGCCCTTCCTGAAGATGCCAAAAAAGCCATTAATGGAAGCCAGTATAACCAAGAAGGAGTTTTAATTAGTCTAGATCCATCCAAGCTTATATTCTCTTTTTACAAAAAACAAGACTACGAGCCGTTTGCTACTCCCTTTGGATTTCCGGTTCTTGACGATATAAATTGGAAGATGGAACTTAAGAAAGTAGACCAAGCAATTACTCGAACTATCGAGAATGTTATATTACTAGTGACAATGGGCAACACTCCTGACAAAGGAGGAATAAACCCAAACAACTTGAAAGCCATGCAAAATTTATTTCAAAATGAAAGCATAGGCAGAGCATTAATAGCAGACTATACCACAAAGGCGGAATTTGTAATTCCTGATCTAAACAAAGTTCTTGGGTCCGATAAATATGATATAGTCAATGAAGATATCAAGGAAGGCTTGCAGAATATTATCGTAGGCAAAGAAAACTACTCCAGCACCCAAGTTAAAGCTCAAATATTTCTTGAGAGACTAAAGG